ATGGTTGATAAACATGGCAAGCTCCTGTATAATATGATTAAGAATACGGAGAAGATAGGTAATCGAAAAGTATTTTTTGTCCACGGTGGAACAGACACAGAGGACAGAGAAGAAATCAGAAGGATTATGGAGTTAGAAAATGATGCCATTATTGTGGCATCTTTTGGTACATTTAGTACCGGTATTAACATTAAGAACCTTCATAATATTATCTTTGCATCTCCGTCTAAAAGCAGAGTGAGAAACCTACAGTCTATTGGCCGTGGACTTAGAAACTCAGAAGGTAAAGAAATTGCCACATTGTATGATATTGCAGATGATATGAGGGTTGGAAAACATATGAATTTTACATTACGACATTTTGTGGAACGAGTGAAGATATATACGGAAGAGAAGTTTCCATTTAAAACTTACAAGATAGGACTAAAAAAATGAACAATGTAAAACTTGTCCGACTACAAAATGGAAGTGATATCATTAGTGTTATAGAAGAAATAATGGAAGGCCATTATCTTTTGACTGACCCAATGATATTTGATGTGACAAACAGAGGTACAACCTCTCACATCATGTTGAGTTTTTTCTTACCTCAACAACTGGTACAAAAGAATGAAGTTATTTTAAACAACAAAGATATTTTGTTTATCACAACACCAACCGAAGACTTTGCTGAATACTATGAAAACTCTGTAGATAATCTCAAAAGAATGGAATCTGAAAGTGAGTTCCATGAAGAAGTTCAAGAAGAACTTAGTGAAAGAATTAAAGGACTAATTGTCCAAGCTTTTGAGAACATGGAAGTTGATACAGAAGGTAAAACAATTCATTAATCTCAATGGTCAACACCGAGACTTTAACACTTGTCAAGCGATTTGTCAACAAAAATTATGGTATATTTGAATGAGCACTAAACATTACATCAACAACGCAGACTTTCTACAAGCTTTAATTGCCTATAAGGAACGTAAAGTTACCAATCCTAATGAACCAATACCAAATTATATTGGTGAATGTTGGATGAAGATTGCCGAAGGACTATCACATAAACCTAACTTCATCAATTATCCTCACAGAGAAGATATGATAGGAGATGGTATTGAAAATTGTCTCATGTACTTTGAGAACTTTGATCCTACTAAGTCAAAGAATCCATTTGCCTATTTCACTCAAATCATATATTATGCATTCTTACGTAGGATTCAGAAAGAGAAAAAACAACTCTATGTGAAGTACAAATCTACGGAACAGCTTGGTATTTTGGATGAATTTGAAATGTTGGAAACTGAGGGTGGTGGTAACAGGCAGTTTGAACTGTATGATAACATTGCTGAGTTCATTGAGAACTATGAAGAAGGCCAACAGAAAAAGAAAGACGATAAAAAGTCTACCAAAAAACCAAAGGGTATTGAAAACTTTTTAGAATGAGATTATGAAAGTCGCACTTATAACAGACCAACATTTTGGAGCACGAAATGACTCAACACACTTTTTGGACTACTATGAAAAGTTTTATAGAGATACTTTTTTTACTAATCTGGATAATTGTGGCATTACCAATTTGCTTATACTTGGCGATACTTTTGATAGACGTAAGTATGTTAATTTTTATTCTCTAAAACGAACAAAGGAGATGTTCTTCGATGTGCTTGCAGAAAAGAATATTCAAGTATACATGTTGGCTGGCAATCATGATACTTATTTTAAAAACACTAATGACGTTAATTCCGTAGACTTGTTGTTGCGTGAGTATAGTAATGTTACAGTCATTGATACACCACAAACAATTAACGTAGATGGTAATGATATCTGTATGATACCTTGGATTTGTCCAGAAAATTACCAAGATTGTATGTATGAAATTAATAACACAAAGGCCAAGGTGTGTATGGGCCATTTTGAAATTGCAGGTTTTGCCATGCACCGTGGCATGCCTTCAGAAGAAGGATTAGATAGAAATGTTTTTAGAACTTTTGACCATGTTTTTAGCGGCCACTATCACCATAGGTCTAACAATGGGAATATTCAATATCTTGGTAATCCATATGAACTTACCTGGCAAGATTACGCTGATCCTCGTGGTTTCCATTTCTTTGATTTGGATTCCTATGAGTTGGATTTTATACAAAATCCTAATGTCATGTTTCACAGGTTAGTCTATGATGATAAAGCTTTATCAATTTCTGATGTATTAAAAATTGATATGAACAAATATACCAACACCTATGTTAAGGTTGTGGTAGCCAACAAAACTAATCCATATCTGTTCGACCAATACATGAATCATTTGTATTCGGTAAATCCACTCGATATTACCATTGTTGAAGATGCTTTAGACTTGACAGATGATAATGAAGGTGATACAATCGATGAAGCCGAGGATACTGTAACTATTATTAACAAATATGTTGATGCATTACAGAATGAAGGTATTGATAATAACAGGCTTAAATCCATGATGCGTGAATTATACGTGGAGGCCTTGAACTTAGAACAAGCATGATAAAGTTTCAGACTATTCGTTGGAAGAATTTGTTAAGTACAGGTAACTCTTTTACTGAAATCAAACTTGATAAATCTCCCAACACTTTGATTATTGGTAACAATGGTGCAGGCAAGTCCACAATTCTGGATGCTCTGTGTTTTGTTTTGTTTGGTAAACCTTTTCGTAAGATTAATAAACCAAACCTTGTAAACTCAATTAACAATTCAGACACTGTAGTTGAGATTGAATTCACTATTGGCAAGAAACACTACAAAGTTATTCGTGGTATCAAGCCTAATACGTTTGAAATCTATCTTAATGGTAATTTACTGAATCAAGATGCTAAGGCAAAAGACTACCAAGACTTCTTAGAGAAATCTATTCTCAAGTTTAACTATAAGTCATTCACGCAAATTGTCATCCTTGGTTCGGCATCTTTTGTTCCTTTTATGCAGTTGACTCCTGCTGACCGCAGAACAATCATTGAAGAACTGTTGGACATTCAAATCTTTACTGCCATGAACGGTCTTATCAAAGAACGCATGTCAGCTATCAAAGATACAACTACAAAAAACAAGTATGCAATGGAACTTGTGTCTGAAAAGATTCAGATGCAAAAGCAAAACATTGAAGAAAGCAAGAAGAACAATGAATATGAAATTGTAGGTAGAAAAGAAGAAATACAGACAAATCAGAAACAGGCCGAACAACTATCAAAAGACATTGAGTTGATTCAAAAACATATCGATGCGTTGAACAAAAAGATTGCTGACAAAGCGTCTATTGAAACAAAAAGTAAAAAGTTACTCCAACTAGAAGCCAAGATTGAAACTTCTATTAAGAAGGTTGAAAAAGACATTGCTTTTTACCACAACAACGATAACTGTCCGACCTGTAAACAGGTTCTTGATGCTGATTTTAAACAAGACCAAATCAACGAACATTCGGCAAAAGTGTTGTTACAGAAAAATGGTTTGTGCGAATTAAACAAAGAATATAGTAAGTTGCAAACCCGTTTAGATGATATTATGAAAATCTCTAAACACATTACGGAACATAACAACGAAATCGTTAAGCACAACTCAACCATTTCGGCCATTAATAAGTATACAAAGAAACTTAATGCTGAGATTGAAGTTCTTTCCAAACAGAAAGATACCTTAACTGAAGATAACCAAAAGTTGAAAGACTTGAAAACAGAATTGTCTGGATTGGTGAAAGACCAAGAAGCACTTTCTGTTGATAAACATTATCATGAATACGCAGCATCATTGTTGAAAGACAATGGTATCAAGACAAAGATTATCAAGCAGTATCTGCCTATCATCAATAAATTGGTGAATAAGTATTTAAAAGCCATGGACTTCTTTGTCAACTTTAACTTGAATGAAAACTTTGAAGAAACAATCAAGTCACGACACCGTGATGAGTTTAGTTACTCTAATTTTTCAGAAGGTGAAAAGATGCGTATTGACTTGGCTTTGTTGTTCACATGGCGACAAATTGCTAAGATGAAAAACTCAACAAATACCAACTTGTTGATTCTGGATGAAGTATTTGATTCCAGTTTGGATGGTGTTGGAACGGATGAATTCTTGAAATTGATTCATGATATGGGCAGTGAAACAAATATTTTTGTTATCAGCCACAAGGGTGACCAACTTTTTGAAAAGTTTAGGTCCATTATTAGGTTTAAGAA